GCAAACATAGATGCAGATTTGGCTGCACTTACGCTTGCGGCTGAACGCAGAATCTGAACGCCATACAAGGTATCAGAGGTAAACAGAGTAGCCAAATACTCTTGTTTGTACTGAACTTGTGAGCGAACAGCAACTTGCTCAACCAAAACCACTGCATCGCGGTGACCCATGAGACAAACTCGCGCAGCACCAGAACCTGATGCAGTGTCGCAATTGCTTGAGACAAACACAGGGATGCCATACAAGTTACCGATCTCACCAGTGCGAATGGTACTGTTAGTACCGCCCACAAAGGCTTGTTCAGTATAACGAGCCAAACCCATCAGGGTGTTGCGACTTGATGGAGGAATCAAGAAGAAACGCTGATCCATAGGGGTATCGGTATCATCCAAACGCTGAATAGTGCGGCGAATGGCGGCATCGGTCAGTGCTGACTCATTATTGCTTGCGGCAACATAAGCAGAAGTACCATCGCCACCAATGAACGCACCAGTTGCGTAAGCATTAGTACCACCACCACCATTGGTAGAACGACCCAACTGAACCAAGTCGGTATCAACTTGTTTAGCCAGGGCATAACCAGCATCAGAGGTGTAGAAGTTACGCAAGCTGTTCAGGGCTTGGGCCTCGACAATATCCTCAATCAAGCGGCTATATTCATAGTGCTTGTTGATCGACACGGTTACTTCAGACTCAGTAGCTGCAATCAAAGTGACTGCGACTTCTGCGGCTTTAGCGGTTGCTGAACCACGGGTAGGTGCGGGGATATGAATCGTATCGCCCTTCTTACCTTTGAAGTTCATCTTCATAACGAGGTTAGCAAGAACCAAGTTTTTCTTGTAAGCCGCAACAATCTCATCACTCCAAATGTCAGGAATGAATTTGTCTGCTGTGGTCGTAGTAACTGAGTTACTGGGGGAAAATGCTGTTGCCATGTTGTTTCTCCTAAGAAACGAAAGTTAAGTTACTTAACCCGTCCATCTGCGTATGCTTGCATGATTTCACCACTCAAAGCATCGTATCTGTCAGGTTCTGTCATCTTCAGCCGAATCAGGTCAGCCCTACGATAAACCCTCTTTGAACTCTCACCAGTTCCACCAACATCCACTTGTGCGGCCTTCATGCTCTGCTTCCTGGCGGTTTCACCCGCTTGTTCAGTCTGCTTTGACTTGACACCACGCAACTGCTTGTAAGTAGACAGCAACTCATTGGCACTATCGTAATCGAACTCACCATCTGCTTTTGCATACAGACCAAGGCGAACAGGCGAGGATTTCACCCAATTCACAAAGTCCTGATCTTGAGCAATCTGACTGTAGTCAGGATGCTCTTGCGTTAGCTTCTGCTGAATCTGCATCCTTTTGAAATCCACGCCCGCTTGACGGGCGGCGAGAACATCAGGATGATTATCAATAGTCTTCTGAACTGCCTTCTGTGGATTCTCAAAGAAATCTACTTCAGGCTCTTCCTCTTTAATAGTCTGTTGCTTTGAACTGAGGTTCTGCTTTATGAGTTCATCAGCAAGTTTCCTTACCTCTCCCACTTCTTGCGCTTGCTTGCCAATTAGCTTCTCAGCTTCTTGGTGCATCCGAACAATGTCTTCTAGACTTTTATCCCTGTATTTATCAGGGAGTCCAGGGCTTGCTGGCGCAATGGTGTCAGATAGCTTGGATTCTTCAGCTTCTAACTCACTCTTCATCTCAGGTTCTTGGTCAATCAACATATTATCCCTTTTTCCTGCCGTTTCGGTTATAGGAGAATCAACTCGGCGTTTATGCTTGTGAGTTGTGCTTTTGCTCCCACTTCAACTGATCTAGGTGTTTTTTCTCGAACCTTCCATGCTCTGATGGGAAAGAACCAGACCACCCTTCTAGTTTGAAGTTTGGAGCAGAAAGAATGCGGTTGGCTGTTTCACCACATTCACACCTAAAACTGATCGACTCATAATCAGTCAGTCTTTCGGTTTTATGCCCGTTTGCACAGGCAAAATCAAACATTCTTTTCATTTAGTTCCTCGTATGCTCTCTCGCTGACCTCTTTCAAGGTTTTCAGCCAAGTTAGTATAGAAAGTTCACCTTTTTTGAATTGTAGGCTTTGTTCATCAGAAATCACAGATATATTATTCAAGGATGCAATCATGGTGTCAATATCCTCCACCAAGTCTTTCCACCCATCACTTCCCATCATCGAGAAGCGATTTTCATAGTAATGCTGTAATTCAGGACTCACCAAGGCACTCCAATAGCTTTAACAGGGTTCTTTTGCAATTCAATCTGAGCATCCAAAGAAGCCTCTACAGCCGCTTTATCAACACCATTAGCCCAAATCCATCCTAAGACAGTTTCCTTTGTCAAGTCAGCATAGGCAATGGTTGCAGTGCCTTCACTCCATGAACAAGTGCTGATGACAGAGGCAGAGTAATCCCCATCTGTTGCATTTGCTTGCCAATGTGCAGTTGTGACAAAACCATCAGAGGTTTGTCGATCAAGTTGGGAAATGTTCCAAGTAATCATGCTGACTCCAGTGCAGTTGTTGATGGCTGTTCTTTTAAAGGCTCAACAATAACTTTTCCGTTATCGTCAGTCCAATCAGTAACCATCATATGTTTGTCTTTGCGCTCACCAATAACCATCCAACTGATGCTTGCTGTAGATGTGTTGTCTTCGGCTTCAATTGTTAAAATGTTGCCCGTCACAGAACCACGCACAGCAGTCCAATCGGACTCGTTGGTTGTAAAGCATTGAACATCACGGCAAAGAGCGACAAAAGTGCCTTCTGTCATTGTTGAGGCAGTATCAATGTTGACTGTTGCAGTGCCGTTTACAAGATTGACTTTTCCACGGTAGATTAAATCAGCTTGCGGCCCTTCAATAAACGAATGTACAAGTTGATGTGTTTCTTCTAATTCAAGTAATGGATGGTCAATTCGGAATGAACCAGAAGCCTTGCTCAATGATCCAGCAATAACCGTATTCGCCGATGAGTTAACCGTTAACCCTAAACCGCCACTTGAATACAAGTTCAAAGATGATGCCGTGCTTGCGCCACCTTGTGAATCTGATAAAACTGCAATTTCACCAGCATATTGCAAAGCACCTGATGATGGTTGCGAAAATTGCCATAATATTTGTCCAGCAACAACATTGGCGTTTCTACCAGTTGCGGCGGGGCCACTATTGTTCATGTATAAAATTGGACCGTTTTGGTTTGCTGACCCGCTATCTTCTTTAGTTATTGCAACATTTGCGCCACCAATGGCGGTACTGTTTACCGCCAATTTACCGTAAGTGCTTGGAGATGTAGTTCCAATACCCAAGTTACCGCTGGAGTCGATAACTGTCTTAATACCACCATTTACATAAGTACGTAAAGAATTGGTTGAGTGTTCGTAGCTTAAAGCCCCGTTACCCCCCGCATCTGCTGTGCTGAAATACAACTCTGAATAACCTGAGTCTTTAATACGCATTAATTGAGATTGGAATTTTCCAGTACCAACTAAACCAGACCCATCAAAACTCAACGCACTACCCGTAGTCAGCACCTTTGAGCCATTGAGATAGGCAACACCATTGGCTGTGCCGCCTGTGAGGGTGACAGTTGATGATGTGGTGAGTGTGGTTGCCGCTACTGTACTTGGAGTGGTAGCCCCCAAAGTACCATTCATTGCCGCACCCGTCAGCGTCTTATTGGTCAGCGTATCAGTCGTTGCTCGACCAACCAAAGTGTCAGTAGCCGCAGGAAGCGTCAAAGTGGTAGTACCAGCTACCGCAGTTGCCGTGACTGTAGTTGTCCCTGATGTGGTTCCAGCAAGAACAAGTGTTCCAGAACCTAGTGTTGAGGTTGCCATAATTTTCCTTTAAGGTGTTCCATTGGAGACAATGTTTGCAGAAGAGGTAATCAATCCAGTTGAGTCCATTGATGCAATTGTCGTTGCCCCATACTTGAATATCAACTTTCCACCACTTTCTTCAATCGTGAAGTTTGTAGTCAAGAGTTTAGGGGTAGATGCCGCAGTTCCAGTGGTGTTCTGGTTAAATGTTGGGAATGAGGTCAAAGATGCCGCTGACCCATTGGGAGCCAATACATCAGTACCAATCACCAATCCAAGGTTTGTCCTAGCTCCAGATGTAGTAGTTGCACCTGTACCACCATTTAAAACAGCAACAGTACCCGTCACATTAGATGCTGTACCAGTGGTGTTTTGGTTGAAAGTGGGAAAAGAAGTCAGGTTTGCAGCCGAGCCACTTGGAGACAGAACATCTGTCCCAATCACCAGACCTAGATTGGTTCTAGCATCACCAGCAGTAGATGCGCCCGTACCACCATCAGCAACTGCCAAATCTGTAATACCTGTGATTGAACCACCAGTGATTGAGACATTGCTTGCCGCTTGGGTAGCAATTGTTCCCAAACCACTAATGTCAGCAGTGGTCAAAGTAACAGCACCAGTGCGCCCTGCAACTGAAGTTACGAGGTCAGTGTTATCTACTTTCTCCCAAGCAGTGCCATTAAAGATGGCCCAATCGCCTTGTGTCCAAGTCGTAATTCCATTGAGATTGGTTGAGCCTGTTACAGAGACAACATAGTAATCTCCCTTTGTTCCTACGCTAGAAACAAGGGTTGGAGTGTTGGTTGATGCGTTCCAAGTGCCTTCATAGTTTACAAATCCAGACAGGGCCGTAATTTGAGACTGAAGACTTGTCAGAGTATCAAGTACAGACTGAGAAGTACCGCCACCATTGGTAATAACTTTGATGCGTTCAGCAACATCAAAAGGAACAACCTCACCA